GGAAATTCGAATATCCAATTTCGTCGACAGAAAGAGCTATCCCACTTATGGAACGGTACTTCACATGGGATCATCAGATCCATGGTGCTGTGCAAGATGCGCAGATTAGTCCTTCGATGGACAAATACCGTGTCGTTCGTGGTTCGCGTGCTACGACGGTCGATAAGACTAACGAAAAGCGTCGCTTAATTTGCGTAGAGCCCACTGCGAATATGTTTTTGCAGCAGGGTATCCTTACAATGATGACGCGACGTTTGAGAAACGTCGGACTCGATTTGAGCTCTCTCCCTGATACGCATAAGAAGCTTGCTTATGAGGCGTCGATTACTGGTGCCATGGGCACTATCGATTGGTCCTCTGCTTCCGACTGTGTTTCGATGGAACTGCTTAAGTGGCTTTTGCCTCCGGAGTGGTTCTATGTCATTGACCAAGTGAGAAGTACAGTCACCGATATCAAGGGTGACCAAGTACGGCTTAACATGGTCTCGACGATGGGTAATGCGGTAACATTTCCGCTAGAGACGCTCATTTTCTGGGCCTATGGTACAGCCGTAACGGCCGACGACGAGTCGCTCTCCTGTCTCGTAAAAAGCGAGACATTAAAAAGAGTGTCCGTCTTCGGTGACGACTGCATAGTACCTACCAAGCACTGTGCGATGTTTATCGCCGTGTGCGAGGAAATCGGCTTTATAGTTAACGTTGATAAGACGTTTATTGGAGCCGAACGGTTCAGAGAATCCTGCGGGGGAGATTACCTCGCGGGCATTGACGTGCGGCCCTTTTCATTAAGGGCCCCCCCCAATCGGCGTAAAAGCACCCTGGAGCCGTGGTTAAACATTGTTACGAACGCGCTTTTAATGAAGTACATTTCGTACTTCGGAGCGTGCAAGTACCTCTATAATCGCCACGTCTTTGAGTGCATAGCGCAGATTTGGACTGAGCACAATGTCCATCCAAGACTAGTGCCAGAGTTTTATCCGGATGATGCTGGTGTGAAAGCTTTTGGCGATCACGTCAGGATGCAGGTAGTTCTGGGAGTTCCTTTCCAGAAGTTAGGCATCGATCGGCATGGGACGGTTTCGTTCACTTATACGAGGTTCCGCTATTTTGAAAGCGGCTCGCGTAATGACCAAATCAGG